TCTACAAATTCACTGCCAAAATCTCATGTCAAGGCGTAATATCAGTAATCGTTTACGTAAAAAGATCACCGGGTTATCTACCAAGCTGAAAATTTTCGAGGCTAACGTGGATCCTGTACTACGTCTCATGCATCGAACTGGTATCCAGTCGACTGGGTGGATCGATACAACAGATGTATGCGATCGTGCATATCATACAAAAGTACAGATCGATTTACAATGTAACGATTGGAGGCGATTGAAACCTATTGATACTACAGAAATCGCGCCATTTGTGATCGCATCTATTGATATCGAGTGTTATAGCTCTACTGGGAAGTTCCCCAATCCTTCTATACCCGGTGATGCCTGTTTTCAGATAGCAATTTCACTTTTACGTTTTGGTGAAGACGAACCATACGAAAAGACCTGTCTATGCTATAAAGAGACTGACAAGAATATCGATGGATGCTCTATTGTGAATTATAATTCTGAACGTGACCTCTTGATGGGGTTTAGCGAATATCTTAATAGTCGTGACATAGACATCATAACTGGATGGAATATTTTCGGATTTGATTTAGAATATATCATGGAACGTGGTATGGTAAATAACTGCCCTCTCGCGTTTTATCGAATGAGTAAACTCAGAGATCATACATGTACACTCAGTCGTAAAAAATTGTCATCAAGTGCACTCGGAGATAATGAACTGAAACTCGTACCAATGCCTGGGCGGTTTATATTTGATTTGTTTCACGAAATTAAGCGAGAGTATAAGTTAGATTCGTATAAACTGAATAATGTTTCACAGATCTATTTGGGAGACCAGAAAATAGACATGGCTCCGAAGGAAATGTTTGCACGATTTGTTCGAGAAGATCCAGTGGAATTACGTGAAGTTGCGGAATATTGTATTAAAGATACGCTACTTCCCCATAGGCTGATCGCTAAACTATCAACCCTGATGAATTTACTGGAAATGGCCAAGGCGACATGGGTTCCATTGAGTTATCTTGTTGAAAGGGGGCAGCAAATCAAGGTGTTTAGTCAGCTGACAAAAAAGGCGCGTGAAATGGGTTTCAAAGTTCCTACATACGAATATGGACATGTCGATAATACTGGCTATATTGGAGCGACTGTACTGGAAGCGCAATCGGGTGCATACTATACACCGATCACAGCCCTGGATTTCGAGGGTCTATATCCGTCTATCATGATGGCTCATAATTTATGTTACTCGACACTTGTCCGTGACAAGAAATATGACAATTTACCAGGTGTAGAATACGAACGTTTCGGTGAACATACATTCGCGCAGAATGTACCGAGTATTTTACCGAGTATTCTCTCTGAGCTAAAATTGTTTAGAAAACAGGCTAAAAAGGACATGGCGAATTCAACGGGTGCTACGAAACAGATGTATAACGGTAAACAGCTCGCGTATAAAATTTCCATGAATTCTGTATATGGGTTTACAGGTGCATCTAAGGGTATTCTCCCATGTGTAGCTATCGCATCTACTACGACGATGAAGGGTCGTAATATGATTGATGACACAAAGAGGTATGTTGAAACGCATTACCCTGGATCTAAAGTGAGGTACGGTGACACCGATAGTGTTATGATTGAATTTGATGTAGGAAATCGTACTGGTAAGGATGCTATCGAATATAGTTGGGAATTGGGTGAAAAGGCTGCAGAGGAATGTACAAAATTATTCAAGGCTCCTAATAATTTAGAACTCGAAAAGGTGTATTGTCCTTACTTCCTCTATTCAAAGAAGCGGTACGCTGCCAAACTATGGACAAAGGGGAAGAATGGTGAAATGAATATGGATTATATAGATGTGAAGGGTTTGCAACTTGTGAGACGTGATAACACACCCCATCTCAGAGAAGTTTGTAAAGAACTTCTGGATGTTGTTCTGGATAGCAGTGATACCACAGCTCCTCAAGCACTTGCTCGGAAACGGGCACTTGAGCTACTCGAAGGTGATGTACCAAACGAGAAGTTAATTTTAAGTCAGGGGTTGTCGGACACTTATAAAGTGAAGGGTGAAAATGTTTCCGTATTAAGTGATGAGATTGGAAATATTAATCAGGCGCATGTTCAAGTGGTGAGAAAAATGCGCGAACGACAACCCGGTTCGGAACCCCAGTCTGGTGACAGGGTGCCGTATATATTGATCAATACGGGTGATCCTAAAGCGCGTGCATTTGAGAAATCGGAAGATCCTGTATATGCACGGGACCATAATCTACCGATCGACTATCCTTATTATTTTCTTAACAAGTTCCTTAATCCGGTATGTGACTTACTCGAACCGTTATTCGAAAACGTAAAAGATGACATCTTTGGAGAATTACTCTTGAGAGCTAAACCACCGAAGAAAAGGGGGAAGACGGCGACCAAACCTGGTAATAGTCAATTACTGGTGAGTGATATATTTAAAAAAAAGAACCCATGATACTACATGGTAGGGAGTATCACTGAACAGATTGAAAGTCTGATACGGAAAGAAGCCCGGCGTCAGATTATTGAACGCGAGAAAGAAATTCGTGAGCAAACGAAAGAACATACGCGTGAACAAAGGGACCATTTTAATGAACGACTAAAGGAAGCTGTACATGAACACAAGGAACAGCATGGTCGTTTTATTCGAGAAACGGTTGATAAATATAAGGATCAGCTAAATAATTTAAAGACTGAGCACAAGTCTATAATTGCAAAATTGGAACAAGAGAAATATGATTACGTTTGTAAAGTTGTAGAAAAGGTTTCGTCATTGTATTCTATTCCAATTAAAAATGTTCGACGTGACCTTGCACCTGAAAATGATAAGCGTTGTTTGGGTATACGTAAAAATGGTAAACTATGTACGAATAAGGCAATTCGTGATGGTTATTGTTGCCTGCATGTAGATGACCCACGACCGTCCACTCCTATACTCATGCCAAGAGGTCCATTACGACATATACATCCATTTCCATCTGGTTTTGTTAATGGGTGTCCGGCATGTGAAAAAAAGGAGGTTGCAAATGAATTTAGAGATTTGCCTTCAATATTTTAATATGGATAAATCAACTATTCTACTATCATCTATAAATAATTTTTACACTGTACCAGAAAATAGAGCTACATTAATTGAACTTTTAAACAAGAGTGGGGGCATTTCTCTGCGAAACCTGGAATGGTTTATTACCAATTACTCTAAGAAGCATAACCTATCATATGAAACAAATGATGGTCGGATTTTTAGTGTACACTGCGCTTATAAATCAAGTCTAGATGGATACAGTAAAAAATTGTTCGACCCGTTTTGTCGTGCAGACAAGATCGTGTACAACGTGCCGGGTACAACTGATGAAATTCATACGACTGTAGCACAGTTGAACTTCATCAGATGGTGTATCAGAAATAAGATCGTTGATTACATTCGTGTACATCACGACAGACTTTTTAATAAGCAAGTGACATAAATCCATTATTAAACTCAAACGTTTGATATCCCACGTAATATAAATGTAGGTTGTAGACATCCGTTAATCCAGGTTTTAATTGTACATCTAATAATGTACGATCTGAGTTCAATTTACTAAAGTCCAAGCTTCCCGATGGTTCCACATTAATCGGATTCATCGAGAATGCATATGTGTAAATATTCCTATTAGGTCTGGATAACCTTGTATTGTATGGGACGATATATTTGAAATAATTATGATCGGCGACTGGTATATTAGGTAAGTCTTGACCATTTACATAGAGTTTAGCGGATTCTAGAACCGCTGATGAAAACGAGTTACCGATTGAGTATGATGTTGCAGATGAAAAATTAAACCTATTCGACATTTGACGAGTTCTTATACTCGGGTCAGGGCGACCGGGACTTCCATGCGTATTCTCATCTTCATATGCCTGTTTTCGTAGAAACCAAAATAACGATTTGACAGGTATATCTGGGACGAGTTGCAGTTTCACTGCATTCCGACCTATGACAGTTTCCTCTGTGGGGTGTTTCTTTACTATGTCAGTGATGAATATCTGTTTATTTGTCATTAAGTACGTCCGTTCCTGTGGAGTTAACGTGATTTCCTCGGTGACGATATCAAAAGTGTCGAGTGATAATGCATATGAAGAATTTGTAAAAAACGTCTTTGGTCTAAACTTAATTTCAAATTCTATCTTCTGTTTATGAATCGCACATGTTGGAAAATACGGTCTGTTCGGTGAATTCGAATCATATTCATCACCTTCATATTTGCGAGAAAAGAAGAATGGAATGGGAATCATCAACGTCGACTTATATCTAGATAACGAATTGTCATTTGCGTGAGATACGTTGTCGGCCTGATTTCTGTTTATCATATACCGCTTAGTACGTTTTTCGGATGCATCCAAATACATCTCATCGTAAATGACACCCCAATCATCGTAATATTTATCGACTTCTGTCTCATCCACGCGCATAGAAATACTCTCTATAACGTGTCGACCAATCTGATCAGCTATATTAGAGTTTGATTCGACGGCTGGAAACGTCATATATACGTACATGTTTGATAACAGGTCTCCCATATTCTGGGGGTTTAGTGTAACTTTAACACTTTCACCGAACGGCCACGTGGGAGATGACGAAGATGGTTTAGAAATTGTGACACTCTTGTGATATTTTGTAAAGTTTGAATGCTGCTTAGCCGTATATTTAAAGAAAGAATGTTCAGGGTTGGAATTCAATAGGTATGTATCCTGTTGACCTATGGCGTTTAGGGATAATACTGCACCTTGATCCGGACCCTGTAATCCCATACTTATCTATTGTCTATATATTTTTAATATCATTTTCCCACATTTGAAGAGGTGACGTAGACATTGTCAGGTTTAGTTCGTCCCTGAAGTGTTGGACTTCTGTGAGCAATGCAGCTACTCGCTCTTCTGTATAGTCAATTGTCTTGGTGTTTAGTAAATAGTCATAATTTCCATCAACTTTTGGAAACGTGTGTGATAACTCTTCCTCGAGATCTTTCTTCTTACGCCTGAAAACTACCAACGTTCCATTGATGACCATGGTAACAAATTTTGCGCGGTGATTGTACATTTCAACCTTTTTCTTCAGAACGTTAACAAGGTGTTCTTTGCGTTTAATATAATACTCATTTCGAAGTTTGATAAAGTCCATTAGGATCATTTCAGCACTTTCATATTTGTGAATTCCCTTAGTCGGATGAAACAGGTGCATGTTCGAAGTCCTAATTGTTTTCTGCAATTTCAGGTCC